GACTCGATATTACATGATGATTTAGATAGAGGTATGTTAGATTACGTAAGTGAAACATTTATTGTTGAATCCGAAGGTCATCGTATTCCTGTTATTGATAAAATATTAACAATACAAAGATGGGGTGAGTTTGCCAACAATTGGGAATTTTCTGATAAGGACGGGAATATGGAATTACCATTTATCGCTATCATTAGAAGACCTGAAGTTCAGTTAGGTACAAATCCATCAGTACAAAGAACAATACCCGATAGACATCAAATATATTATGCGTCCGTACCCACTTGGGATGGGGCCGCTTTAGGTGCTGACATTTATACCATTCCACAACCAATACCTGTGGACATATCTTATGATGTTATTATTATTTGTAATAAGTTTAGAGATATAAACAAATTCAACAGAAAGGTATTACAAAATTTCGCGTCAAGACAAGATTACACAACGATAAAAGGACATTACATCCCAATTATTTTAGATAAAGTAGAAGATAACACCCCTATGGACACATTAGAAGGTAGAAGATTCTATATGCAGAACTATTCATTTACCATGTTGGGTTATTTAATTGATAGTGATGAGTTTGAAGTTAAGCCAGCGATAAATAGACTATTCACCATGTTTGAATTTGTGGTAGATACTAATTTAAAAAGTAAAAAAATCTTTAATAAAGACAATGTGGTTCAAAAATCAACATCGGTTGCAGATGGATTACAAAAAATATTCAGTGTGGGTGAAAGTATTGGTGTATTATTTGATGTTTTAGTAAATGGTGTGGTTCAAACTAAAAATGTAGATTATTTACACATTGCCTACACTTCCAAAATTGAATTTATTCAAACTTCAGGACAACCTATTTTTCCGAATGAAGGTGACACCGTAACAATTCTTTATTATAAAGGTAAAAGTAATAAAATTGCGGGTGATAATGGTAAAATTTTACAATTTATTAGAGATGAATTTAATTACACAGGAGATGAACCTGTAGGTTTAGACAATTATCCAATTTACACTACAAGTTATGAATTTACAGAAATAATTACAGTGGAGATTAATGGTTTATCGGAAAGAGAAAATATTGGTTATGAAATTTATGATGTAGCCATAAATGATATTGTAGTGAAGTCTATTAAATTATTAGGTCTACCGGCAATAAATTCAAAAATATCTATAGGTTATTTATATTAAAAAATAATATATTATGTACGAATATATAAAAGAGACTTACCCAAACCAAATTAATCGAGCGGTCAATATTGCTACCACATCATTTGTATCAAACGGTGATGAAACTCAATTTAGTGTTGGTGAGAATATCGGAACGTTATTTTCGGTTGCAATAAATGGTATTGCTCAAATACAAAATACAGATTTTACACACACTCAATTTACTTCTAAAATTACATTTCTTCAAACTTTATATCCAAATTCAATTATAACCATACAATACTATAAGGGTATTAATAGTGTTATGTTAGATAATACAGGTAAATTAATTCAATTCAGAAAAGAAGAGTTTATTTATACGGGTTCAACCCTATTTAACTTATCACAATCTATTAATAGTTTAATGACTGTTGAAACCAATGGTTTGGCGGAAGAAGAACTTGTGGAAGAGGGGGATGATGGAGGTTTTATAATTTATAGTGATAAACAAATCCAATACTTATACAATCCAGTTATAGGTTCTAAAATTAGTATTAGTTACTTTTTTTAATCATCACCGTACATATCTTTCTTTTTAGGTTTACAATAGTCCTCTATCCATTTTTCTAAAATTTTATAGATTTTTAGTCCGTTTTTTTCACAATGGACTTTTAACATTTCATGGTGCTTTTCACTGATTTTTACGTTTTTTGATTTGTTTTCCATATGTAAAGATAAATAAAGATAAAAAAAGATAAATTACTATCTTTTTAAAAAAAGTACGGAAATCTTTGATAAAAACAAAGATATTTATAGATAAGTAATAAAAAAAATTAATCAAATAATTATCAATGGCAAATTCAAACAGAGTATTCGTGTCTCCAGGTGTCTATACATCAGAGAAGGATCTTACATTCGTGGCCCAAAGCGTGGGGGTTACAACATTAGGTTTAGTTGGTGAGACATTAAAAGGTCCAGCCTTCGAACCGATTTTAGTTTCAAATTTCGATGAGTATAGAACTTATTTCGGAACAACATCCCCTGAAAAAGATGGAGCGGGTCAACCAAAATATGAGTTACCTTATCTTGCAAAATCTTATCTACAAGAATCAAATCAATTATTTGTATCAAGGATTCTTGGAAAAACGGGATATAAACCAAGTATGACTTATGGTATTAAAACCATTGGTGGAATGCAACTATCAAGTTCAACACCTACAAGTACTACTGGCACAACATTAGACCCATCCCCATTTTCTTCATTAACTGGTAGTACAATATATTCAGAATTATCAGGTAAAACATCAGTAGATGGAACAACAATTACCGATTACATATTCAAAAATTTTAGTGGTAATACCGCTTCAAATGATGGTGATTGGTTTGTTTTAGGTATGATTGACGACCCTAACCCAACGGGTACTCAAAAAGTATCTCCGTTAACCGGAAAATTTAACGATGATAATATTAACAATAAAGAATGGTATAATTCATTAACAAACGGAACAGATAAAATTTACGGTTACTTATTTGAGTACAACAGTGGTACAACTGTATTTGATGTTACAAGATATACCTATTCTGCAATAAAAAATACTGATTATGACAATTTTGTTGTTGCAGCACTAAGGAGTAGAGGTGTCTATTCAGGACAAACTCTAACTTTAGAAGTTGAAGCGACAAACAAAGTTTCAATTGTAAGTGTTGGATTAGAAAATAATCCACTTGCTGATTTTACATTAAATGTAACAGGTGTCACTAGTGGAGTTAAATCGTTTGATTGTTCTTTAGATTCAACATCTAAAAAATATATCACTAAAGTATTAGGTACCGATGTTTATGATAAAAATAACACCGATTTCCCAATTTACGTGTATGAACAATATCCTAACTTCTTAAAATCTGCTTTTGAAAAGGGGTACATTAGAGGTTTAAGTTTAACATTAGCAACAAATCCTGAAGGAAATAATTTCCTAAGAGAATGGGACACACCAATATCTCCTATGGTTGTTTCTGAAGTTCGTGGTAATAAAGTAGATGATTTATTTGAGGTTATAACAATTTCAGATGGTGAGTCTGCAAACACAGAAGTTAAAGTTTCAATTTCAAATATTAACACTGAAACAGGTGAATTTGACATATTAGTTCGTGATTTCTATGATACTGACGACAATCAAGTAGTTCTTGAAAAATTCACAAGATGTTCAATGAACCCTGATGTTGCGGGTTATGTTGCAAGAAAAGTGGGTACATCTGATGGTCAATATACGTTGAATTCAAAATACATCATGTTAAACATGTCAGAAAACGCACCATCAAACGCATTCCCTGCAGGTTTTAAAGGTTTTGTTAAGAATTCTGCTTTTGGTAGTTCAAGTTTAGGTAATGTGATTTTCAAAACTCAATATTACAATTCAGGTGATGTAATGTATTATGAGGCTGACGGTACTGAAATTTTATCAGGTGGTGATAAGGTTAAAAGGGTAACTTTAGGATTTTCAACACAAGAAGGTTCGTCTTACGACGCAGATTTATTAAAATATAAAGGATCAGAATCAAATGGTGCAACTTATGGTTTTCACCTATCAACAAATGCATCTTCTATTTTAACATCTGGCGGTGACCAAATTTACCAAACAACAACATACGATTTAGAAGGTCAAACAAATCCAACAACTAATAAATTAACTAACATCAATTATCGTAAATTCACATTTGCGTTAGGCGGTGGATTTGATGGTTGGGACATATACAGAAAAGTAAGAACTTTAGGTGGTGAATATATATTCGGTAAAAATACCTACATAACTGGTGACACATCTAATGGTGGTGTTTTCAGTACAGCGGCAGGAAACTCAGATTATTACGCTTACTTAGAAGGTATACAAACATTCCAAAATCCTGAAGCTGTGGATATTAACGTATTCTCAACCGCAGGTATTAACTGGTATAATCACGAGTCATTAGTTGCGGCAGCAATTGACATGGTTGAAAATGAAAGAGCGGATTCGATTTATATTATCAATTCACCAGGTCCTGATGTTTTAAACTCATCAACCGAAGTGGCAAATGCTATTGACGATTTAGCTTTCGATTCTAACTATTCTGCAACATATTGGCCTTGGATTCAAATTAGAGATACTGATAATGCTACACAATTATATGTTCCACCAACAGGTGAAGTATTAAAGAATATTGCTTTAACAGACAATATTTCATATCCTTGGTTCGCGGTGGCGGGTTATTCAAGAGGTATTGTAAACGCAATCAGAGCATCTAAAAAATTAACTTTAGATGAAAGAGATGAGTTATACAAATCAAGAGTTAACCCAATTGCAACTTTCTCTGATACAGGTACCATTATTTGGGGTAACAAAACTCTTCAAATTAAAGAATCTGCATTGGATAGAATCAACGTAAGAAGATTATTATTAAGAGCAAGAAAATTAATTTCCGCAGTCGCTGTTAGATTATTGTTTGAACAAAACGATGACCAAGTAAGACAAGAATTCTTAAGATTGGTAAATCCTATCTTAGAATCAATCAAAAAAGAAAGAGGTTTGTACGATTTCCGTGTAAGTGTGTCTAGCGACCCTGAAGATATCGACGCAAACACATTGAGAGGTAAGATTTATATCAAACCAACTCGTTCTCTTGAATTTATTGATGTTGAGTTCGTAATTACTCCAACAGGAGCTTCATTTGACAATATCTAATCTAAAAGGAGATATAAAAGGAA